ATGTTTATAATATTAAGAATAGAGTTCAAAGCTGGACGATACATTTGACCGTAATTTTTTCTTTCAATTTTTTTGTACAAATCTTTCAAATTGTAATTTATAGGTTCACTCTTGATCTCATCTTGTAAATTTTCTACCAATCTTTTTACTTTTGTGTCCCAAGCATATCCTGCTAAATTTTCTTTTAAAGAACTTACAAGTTCTTTTTCTGAAAATTTGTCATAATCGCGAATATATCTCTCAACGATTACATTTAATTCATAATCTTCAATAGGTAAATCCTTTTTGAAATTAAACAAATCATACTTTAAATTTTTCATATTTTTTATTTTTTTTATTTTTTATTTTCTGCGTGTTGCATGTTTTACTTGTTTTATGATGTTCTCTGAGATTATATATTAAATTAAAAAACTCATTTTTCGATAAAAAACATTTTTTGTTAATATTATTTTATATATAATAAAAAATAAATATATCTTATGAAATTTATAAAGACATATGAGAATTATTCAAGCTTGAACGTATCTCTTGATGGTAAATCTAAAATGAGAATAAAAATAGGAGATGATATATTAGGTGGTAGATTTAAAAATAAAAAACTAAAAGTGAAATCTATAAATATAAATCAGAAAGGTGATATAACAATTAATAATAAACCTTTTATAAAAATGAGAAAAACAAAAAAATCATAACTTATAAGTTATGATTTTTTATTTTATTCCATATTATTTATTTCATTGTCTCTATTGTCTTCTTTTTCTTTAATTATTTCATCTTTTGTTCTATTATCAAGTAAATTATTATACCAATATGCTCTTTTCATTTCCTCTTTAGATTTACTATTTTTATTTGGTTTTTCAATTCCAAGAAAATCCCAATCTATTGAATCATCATTATCACATATTTCATAATCTTCTGTATTAACAGTGAATGCTGGATAGTAAGTTACTACCTCCAATGTAAATTTCATGCTTATTATGCTTGCATCAGTTCCAATACTACCATTTCTCGGAATATCAATACCTCCTTCAGAAGGTAATTTAAAAAACGAATCAATTTTCATTCCAAAATAACTTATATTAAAAAATCTATAGTTGTATAATACATCCAGCATTCTAGTATAACAAGTATCTAATTCCCATTCATTGTCCAAGGTAATACTTATTTCATAATTAAGAGAAATTGGAATAGCTTTTACTCTACTTATAACACTTCTTAATTCATCATTGACTTTGCTTTCTTTAGATAAAAATTGGTTAGGATTTGCAAATTCATCATCTCTCTGAGAACCACCTTTGAACGTTATTGTACCTCTTTGTTTTTGATCTGTATTTAGTTCAACTCTGCTACCTACTACATCATCAACAAATGCATCTAACATAAATCTTTCTTGTCCTGCAAATGATGTATAAAATGGTATTATTACTCTATGTTTTTTTCCATCACTATACCTATTTATCCATCTAATTTTAGTACCTAACGTTTTTGCTAATGCAATAGTAGTCATTCTTACAAAATTATCATCATAATTGTATGCATCATCTATATTCATATATTATATATTATATTATTTTTATCTCAGTATATATAAAAAATGTTGTATTATAATTGAACATTCTATAAATATGTCAATATAATTTTTTAATTTTTTAATTGATTTTTCAAACCTTCAGTATATTTAATTCTACAATACTCATAAATTATAAATTATAAATATATGAAGAATGATATGTTCTGGTATAAGTACCAACCGAAAAGCTTAAAAACAATTATATTATTACCAAGAGTTAGAGAATTGATTCAGAATGGATTAATATCTAATATGATATTTTATAGTGATACTCCAGGTACAGGTAAAACTACATTAGCAAGAATATTATGTAAAGATACAGATAATATTGAATTCAATGCATCAAAAGATACAAGTGTCAATATTCTAAGAGATCAATTACAAAGTCATTGTAAAAGTTTGAATCCATTTATGGGTAAAGATGCTCAAAAAACTATATTTTTGGACGAATTTGATGGAGTATCACCTGAATATAAAAAAGCAATGAAAGGTTTTTCTGATACTTTTCAACATGTAAGATTCATACTTACAACTAATTATATTCAAGATATTGATGATAAAATATTATCAAGATTTATGAAAGTAGATTTCAATCCTAAAAATAAAGAAGAAGAAGAATATTTACAAACAATGTATCTTAAATATCTTAAAGCAATATCGCAAAAAAATAAAATGACTATTTCTGATGATGAAATAAAGAAAATTATCATGATTAGTTTTCCAGATTTGAGAAGTGCTACACAAAAACTTCAAGAAGTATTCATCACTAAAAATACAGATCAATTTAAATCAATAAGTTCATCTAGTTATGATGCTATTTTTGAATTTATTTTTGATGGTAGAAATAGTATTGAAGATAATTACAATTTTGTTATTAATAATTTTCAAGATAATCCGTTAGAATTGATGAAAGCTCTTGGAAGACCTCTTTTTAATAGATTGATGTCAAAGGATAATCCAAAAATAATAAAAATTGGTGCAACTCTTATAAATATTCAAAGATCTTATAATGAAAGATATACAGAAACAATTGATCCTATTATTCACTTAATCTCTTATGTCACTGATATAAAAGAAAATTTAAAAACTTCTTAATAATGAGTTGGATTGTGAGTACAATTGATTCTATATCAAATAAGTGCTATTTAGACAATGAAAATTATCTAATAGAATCTAAGTATTATCTAGATTCTTATTTTTTGAAATCTTTACGTTATTTAATCAATAAAATGAATGAAACTTTTATTTATGGAGAACTAATTGATAAAGATATTGCTGATCCTACAGTATCTTTATCTAATATATCTCATGTTATTGAATTTATAAATGTAAAATTATCAATTGATAGAGAATTTAAACTAAAAAAATTAAACGGAGAGAAAATAATTAATCCTTTTAATTGTATTATAAAAATCAGAATATTAGATACTAATAATGGAACTTTTATTAAAAACTTCATGGATAAAAATTGGAACATTAATACATATCTTATTTACATATTAGATGAAAAAGGAAATAAAAAAATAATAACAGAAAATATTGGATATTAAAAAATATAAATTTAAATGAGTGAAAAAGAAAATACATTAGAAAAATGGAATTTAGTAATGGGTAAAATGACTAATGACAATACTACTGATTTAGCTTCAGGTTATATTAAAAATACAGTTCAAGATGAACTTGATAATAGTGAATCTATTAGAACTGATTTTAGTGATATTATGTTTCCTATGGTCAGAAGAATATCAGCCTCTACTATTGGAGGTGGAGGTATGAGAAAATCAAATATACAGCAATTAAAAGAAAATAGAATAAATAAGATCAGATTACTTGAAGGAAAAATTCCTAACATAGTATTACCAGATGATGAGCATTTTGGCGGATTAATCTCTGTTACTCCAATGTCATCTCCATCTGTATCACTGTTTTATATGGATTATTCATATGATAGTTCAATAACAATACTTAAAAAGAATAGAATATCTAAGTTAGATAAAATAAATATTTCATTTAGAAGAGATAAATTGGAATATATAGAAAAAATAATTAAAAAACATGGATGATATAAAAATATTTAAAGAAAAAATAATTAATGACTATATTTATAATAATATAGATTTGACTCATGCAGGATCAAAGGATATAAAAGTTGGATTAAAAACTGTATTAGGTGAGGAGCCAGCAGTTAAATTTTTATATAAAGAAAATATGCAAATTAATGAAGGAGGAAAAGTTGAAAGACTTCCAAATGAATTAGAATCAATTGAAATATATTATACATATATTGGCTCTGATAATAATCCACATGCAGGACATATGAAATATATTGTCAACTAAAAGTGCAATATAACGCACTTTTTCATATTTATTAAATAATTATTATCTAAAAATGACAGTTTTTTAATTATTTTTTTAAATAGTGCTATATATTGCACTTTTAAGTGTATAAAAAAGTGTAATTTATATTACACTTTTTTAATTTAAACAAATACTTATATATTCAATATATAAGATAAAAGAAAGTAAAAAATATGATTAAAATTTCATGTGTAATAGATGGAAATTATATGCTATATAGATCTGTATTTATATTACATAAATTAAAAACACTTTATGGAGATTTGGAAACACTTTTATTAAATGACTTTAACAATTTAGCAAATTCATATCATTTCAATAAAATATATTTTTTATCTGATAGTAAAAGAAGTTGGAGAAAAAATGTTTATCCTGAATATAAAGGCAAAAGAAAAAAAGATCTTGAAATTGATTGGGAATTTGTATTTGATACATTTGATAAATTTAAAGAGAGTATAAAAAATAGACATAATTGTCTTTTATATCAAATAGATCCATTTGAGGGTGATGATTTGGTAGCCCATATTGTTACAGAAGGTAATAAAAAAGGAATATCAAGTTTAATGGTATCTAATGATGGTGACCTTCATCAATTATTAAAATTTAGTACTTCTGATAATTATATAAACATGATGTATAATCATAAATTTCAAGATGAGAGATTATATGTTCCAATTAATTATAATATATTTATGAAAAATCTTGAAGATACTACAGAAGGAGATATTTTTGATCTTAATGATGATCTTGATTTTATAAATTATTTTGATAAAATAACAAGTAAAGCTAAAATATCACCAGTAAATAAAGAAGAATCATATTTTAAAAAGGTGGTAGCAGGAGATGGAGGTGATAACATATTAAGTGTGGTTAAATTTAAAGAAGAGTCAAGAGGCATAGGTGATGCTGGATCAAAAACAGTTTATGCGATGTTTAAACAAAAATATCCTGATGATATTGATTTTGATTCTGATGAATTTGTAGAAAATCTTTGTGATATTCTTTATATTTATAGAAAAAACAAAGAAGTTGATTTTAAAGAAAGAGTAACTGAAAATATAATTTTTTCAAGAAAATTAACTAGATTGAGTAGTAATTATTTACCAGATGGATTTGAACAAATATTACTTGATAATATCAAAATTTAATTTTTTTTTTATAAAACCTTGAATGTAAATTCAAGGTTTTTATTTTATATATATAATACACAAAAATTAATATCAATTATGAAAGTTAAAAAGTTCAATGAAAGTTTTAGTATGGAAGTAGATGATGATTTTAAAATGATGAAGAAGTCATCAAAACTTACTAATGTAGTTAATGATTATATAATTGATTTCAATGAAAATACAGATAGTGGAATTATTAATTGGATTTCTGAAATGGCAGGTAAAAATGTTACTAAATTATCAGAATATAAAAATTTGTATACTGAACAAAAATTAATTGATTTTGGCTCTGATAAAAATTTAAAATCATTAATTCAATATGGTGAAGTAAAATTAGAATGTTCTGATATTATTAATGAAATTGAATCTCTGGAAAGTAAAATAAAAAAATATGTGAATAAAAAACAGAAAATATTTACTGATGCATCAAGTCAATTAATGTATAAATTTCAAGAAGACTTATTTCTAAAAGATTTTAATGGATTGTACAATCTTTTCATAATAGATTCTGTTGAAGATCAACTTGATCCATTATCAGATATTCATCCTGATATAGTTACTAAATATGGAGACAAAATAATTGAAATTGTTAAACCTATAATATCATCAAAAAAATTTAATATATGAAAAAATTTGATGTTTTTGTTAATGAATCAAAAAAATCTTTCAATCAAAAAAGAGAAGAATTGGAAGAATATAAAAAAGGTTCTATTGTAGTATTTAAATCCGTGTATAAATCTGGTGTAGTACAAAAAAATATTTATGAAATAAGAGTAGGAGAAATAATTGGTTATAATTTTGATTATTCAGTATATATGTATTTGATAGATGATATTATTGATAACGGACAATGGATGGTTCCAAAATCAAGAGTTAAAAGATTAGCAACTGATAGAGAAATTGAAAATTATAAAATGAAAGAGGAAGCAAAAAAATTTAATATATGAAAAATTTTAAAGACTTTTTAGAAGGAACAGGTAAATATGTAAATGTAGATTATAAAATTATTATTAGAGATTTAAAAAATAATCCTACTACTTTGATTACAGATTTTAAAATAGTTAAATCTGAAGATAAAAAATTAGAAATAAAAGCAAGAGGTTATACAAAATCTACATTAAATGGCTATACTGAAGGTAAGCCTAAAACTGCATGGACAGAATTTGATGATTTTCAAGATAATAAGACAAGAATTGTTTGGAATAAAAATTTTGAAAATGGAATTAAAAAAATAAAAGTATATTATTAATATATAATAACATAAAAAAAATTAAAAAATATGAAAAAATTAAAAGATTTTGTTGAATTTGTTAATGAAGCCTCAATACATGGAGGAACTAAAGAAGGTGGAGATAATTATCAATCTCCTGAAGAAAATAAAAAAATAGCAACAAATATCATTAATGCTATTCATCCAGCATTAAACAATTCAGGATTTAAGGTCAATGTGGATATGAGTGGAAATGATCAAAACCCAAATTTGAATAAAATATTAGAATCAACAGATAAATTAGCACTTATAACTACTAATTTTTCTATTGGTTGGGATGGTAAAAATAGAGCAGGCGGAATTCATGTTTATGTAAATAAAAATAATTTAGATTCATTGCGTGAAACTATAAAAAATATTGATCATCCATTTGTTAGAATGGAACAAAGAGCATGGATGATAAATACTACTGCAACTGTACCTTGCCTTATAATTTATGATGATGGAGTTGAAAATACTGTATCAACAACAGAAACCACAACAGTTCAGCCAACAACTACTACACAACAAACAACAACAGTTGCTCCAACAACTACTACACAACAAACCACAGTTGCTCCAACTGTATAAAAAATAAAAAAGCAGAAATTCAATTTCTGCTTTTTTTTATGATATTAGTTGTTGAATATCCTTCTATCAAATCAATTATTTTTACTTCTCCTCCTATTTCTATTACAAAGTCATACCCAATAATATCTTCTTTTTTGTAATCTCCTCCTTTTACTAATATATCAGGTTTTATTATCTCTATTAAATTTAGTGGAGTATCTTCATCAAAACATATAACAGCATCTACAAATAATAAAGATGATAAAAGAAGTGATCTAGAATTTTGGTTATTTATTGGTCTTGATTCTCCTTTTAATTTTTTGACTGATTTATCAGAATTTAATCCGATGATCAAAATATCTCCTAAATCTTTTGATTTTGCTAAGTATTCTACATGTCCTTTGTGTAATATATCAAAACATCCATTTGTGAATATAATTTTTTTGTTCTCTGAACTCCAAATATTCAATTGATTAATAATTGATTCTTTATTATAAAATTTGGATTTTATGTAATCAAGATTTGTCATTTAAAAATAATTTTTATTATATATTATTTAATTCAATCTCATTATTAATATTCAACAATTTAAATTTTCTTTCATTTATAAAAAAATTCGGAAATTCATAGTATTCAAATGAGCAAGATAAATTATAATTATTCACTACATAAAAAAAATCTTTGTTATTAGAATGATAATAATCATAAATATTACCTAACATATAATCCTCCCTAGGATATTTTGTAGTTTTTATACAAATTGCTTTCATCATTTAATATATTGAACATCTGAAAAATTCTCTTCTTCTGATGGCTCTTCGTATTGACTTACCATCAATTCTAATAACTCAATAGGTATATATTTACCTGTTTTATCTTCACGTGTTTTTAATCTTATTACTAATTCATCGTAATTTACCAGAAACACTACAGCTTTTCTTGTATATATTTTTGGAATTCTACTCATTGTTTTTCTCCTTTGAGAAACATTAATATTTGACATGTCAACAATGATATTTTTTTTATGTTTGATAGCTTCTGATATATTGTTTTGTAATATGTTATTTACATTTTTTTGGATTTCTTTATCATAAAATGAATCACTGTAAGATAATCCTACTGATTCTATAATTTCGTTCCTAATATCATCCCTGGATATTATAACTTCATTAGTAGAATATTTATCTCTATATGTACTTTTACCTGAAGCAGGAGGACCAATTAAAAATGTTATTGTTGGATTCATAATTCAATAATTTATTTTATATACAAAAGTAACTATATTTTATCACAACACAATAAAATGAATATAAACTTATTATTAATTAATGATAATTAACTTCATATTTTATTAAATAGATTCTTTATATAAAAATATTGTATTATCTTTGTTGAACAATTTAAAATAAGAATAATGACAAACAAAAAGGATATGATAGAAACAACTCATTTTTATTTCGATGTAGATGGCATAACAATATTAGAAGAAAAAATTGTAGTAGAGTACTTCCTATCTAAAATTATACGTAGTTTTGAAGATATGGTATCATCGTATAAAGAATTGTTGAAAGAATCCAGTATGGATAAAGAACATTATCCGCCTGAAAATGAGCTTGTCATATGGTATAAATCATCTCTAAGGGAAGGAAAAGCTGAATGTCAATCTATATTGAAAGATTTGGTAAAAGAGAAAGAATATGAAAATCAAGGATTAAATCCTCCTTTTTGCTACAAATATTAAAAATAATTATGAAAAAGGAACTAAAAATATCAGTAAATATTGATAAATTTGATTTTTCATCATCAGCAGATTTAGATGATTGGAATAATGCATCAGAATTAGAAAGAGATAAATTTGTTTGTAATAAAGTTAAAAATTATTTAATTTCTAATATGGATGAAATTATTTATGAATTGATAAAAAATAAAAAAATTATTTTTTAATTATAATGTTAATATTTAAAAGATTTATTAAATTAGTATATACAACAATTTTCACAATAGATAAAAAAACTATAAATAATTGTAATGTATCTAATAGCAAGAAAGAACATATAAAAAGTAGATTATATATTTTTTTATTACTAATTCCTTTT